GGACAATACTTGTAATGATTTTGTTCCGGGCCTCCATTGATAAACTGGTGTAGATTGTCACAACCCGTCTCCCAATAGCCATCTAACTCGAACCCGTTTTTGGTCCATCTGCATGTGTTCATATTACATCTCCTATCCTACTAAATAGTGAAAAATATTTTAATTTATTCATTACCTAATTCCCTTCTGCAATATTCAGCGCAAGCATCGACCGCCTCTTCCTCCGTTTCAAACGGGCCATATCTATTCGCCCATATTTCATCCCAAAACCACCACATACCGTCTTCAAATTTTGCCGAATTCGGGTTATATAATTCAAACATATTTATAATTCCAAAAAGTGAGAAACAGCCCCGCCTTGTGTGGCGAGGCCATTTCTCTGAGCAAAAGAGATGTGTGTCTATGTTACAAATCTCATATCAATCTTTCTTACAACGCCAATGCTTCGATGATAAGGACTGCCACTTCAGAGAATGTAGCATAATCATCCTGTTTAATGTCTAAAGCATAATCATCAATAATCACTTGAAGGCCAGCCTCATCCTCTGCCTCGCCCATTGCCATTACATCTTCCGCCGTCAATTCCTGTTTACCATCTTTATTGAGCTTTTCGTTCTCATCTTCCGGCTGTTCCGCTTCAACCCCTTCAAGCAGGCCGATGAAGTCTACATTTGTAAACTCTTTGTTACTGCGCACCTTAAAGGCAATAGGTAATCCCTCTGTTTCTCCGACAGCGGCAGGAATGTCATTTTCGTCATCAGGCGGGTCAATTCCAAGGATTGATAAATCCCCTTGAAACCAACTCAGATTGTCTTCAGTCTCAAGTCCGGCTATTTTTGTCTGTTTACGCCCCTTAAAGTCTTCCGGTGCCGTGACTTCTAATGACCACACACATTGCAGCCGTTGTGCCTCAGATTTGGATATGCCGACTATAGCAGCCTTGATAACGCCTTCATACTCACCATCGGGCAATCCACCACCTGTTCGTGGTGCGGCACTTCCCCATGACTTCTTCAATGCTCTTAATTTAGATGCTACACTTACATTTGCCATATACTCATCCTTTCGTTAAAAAAATAGTACTATTTTACAGCTGTCACAATAATTACCCTAATTTTTGTTGTTGATACACCTCCTTTTATTCTACATACCGATTAAAGACCCGTACGTCCATTCTAAGGCGTTATTTTTCTTTACCCCACCCATAACTCACATTTACCTTCTAACCGCCTTCTTGGTCTTTTTAACCGTCTTCTTGTGTATCTTAATTTTTGGCCCAAAACAGGCTAATAAATTATCAACGGCCTCTCGTTCTGTGCCAAATCTCATTATTCCCTCTGGAAACTTCTTTAACAACACGCCTAAATTATCTTTCGCCTCCTCAGATTCGGAACTCAAATAGGACAGACATCTGATTGGGCGGCTCTTTGCCTTTCTGGTAACATTATTGACCACCCTCATGTGTAGGATCATTGAACAGGCGTCGCCGATTGAATTGTAAATAGAGTTACTTAAATCCATACTGGCCTTATTGACTTCCGTATTATTCTCCTTCCTCTTTCTCTCCCGTTCGTGTGATAGTATTAAAACACCTGGGCCAAGTGCTGCCAGCCTTAATATTTGATACTCCAATTCAAACCGTAACTCTTGCCAGGCTTCAGCAAACCAACCGTCGCCGCCTACCTTACGTGTGGCTTCTCTCAGGTCAGCTATGCCCATGTCGTGACAGATAGTACTGATACCAAGCGGAGCTAAAGCGTCTATGGTATCGAGACACCACATTTTGACAGTCTTAACTAATTCAGGAGATTTCTCCATTTTATCTACAAAGGCACGAAAGGTTGGCCATGTCGGACACATTGTTTTACGAATGTTCCAACTGTGGTTGATCCTCTCACACTGAATAAAATACAAACCTGATTGAGATAAATGGTACTTATCTTGTAAAGCAAATCCCATCTCTTCGGCGAATTTAGATTTACCCACACCAGGCATACCAAAGACAGCACTAATGGACTCTTCGAAACAGGTGGTGGCGGCGGATGCTTCTGTCTCGAATACGATTTCATGGGCGGTTTGCTGTCCTGCGATACGCTTTAGACGGGAGGCAAACTTGCTTGTCTTACCTGAACTGTTTGCGGTGTTTATTGTTCCGCGTTTAATTATTTGTCTCATTCTTTTACCCCTTTCTCATTTCTATTCAGATCAGCTAACACAACTACATTAGCGTCAAAGGCAAACCTCGCCCCTTCTGCCATAGCTTCCTCTAATTCTCCAACGGCGATTTCATGTGGATTTATGTTAAGATCAATCATTGTTCTAACTCCTCTTCTTCCAATTCATACAACATTGTCCTTTGTTTATAAAATCTCAAATACATCTGCCAATTATTCGGATGCAGACACAACGGCAAAAACTCACAACCTGAATAGTCTGAACATTTAGTCTCCATTTCCGGCCAATAGTTTGGATCAAGTAGTTGTTCCTTACTCAAATTATCATAAATCATTTTCAATATCTCTGCCATCCGCTCGGTACTACGTCCAACCGAATCGACAAACGGTTTGACTAAGGACAATTGCAGCCATTCGTAATACATTTCCGGTCGATCAATACAATCCTGGGCAATCTCTTTGACAAACTCATCAACCGTTTGGTTCTTCTTTAATCTCTTTTGTGGTTTCTTAAAGATACAATAGGCACACTGACTATAGTGTTTTGTTTTACTGCCTCTGCTTCCCCAACAGTAGGTATTGATTTGCTTATCAAGTTTTAACGAACTCAGGTATCCTTGGTTGACTTTAGAGGCTGTCTTAATCTCATACAAACTTGACGATCCCTCATACACACCTTCACCATCTTCTGTACCGCAGTAAATCACCCCACATTTAAGTTTAACTCTAACAGGTACTTGTGATTTGACAAGCGACATTCCGTGTTGTTCGGCCAGAACTTTTGCCTGTTCCAGTATCACTTCGATAAGACGATATTGCAAGTCAATCTCTTCTGCCAATTTAGATGTATCATGACCTTTCAAACTGGCAACACTCTCTTTCCTCATCAATTGTTTCCAGTTTTTCTTGCCCAGGAGGATAGCCTCAAACCCTTCGCCAAGAACAGAACCATACCAAAAATTCATGTTCAAGTTCCTGGACTGCAAATTGAGTACACGCCGCCAAAAGTATTTTCGCCAACAAGTTGTGTCGAACATTTTATGTACAGACACACACAACAATTTGGTCGATGGGATTATGTTATTAGTATGTTTCATTTTAATCTTTCAAATAATCGGATAATGTCTTAGTTCAAGTTTAGGCTGTTCAATTTTTCCATTGTCATAAAACGGCCAAACGACAATCTTCAAACTCATCATCGCTCTCGCTGGATAAGCCTGCATGGATTCATAGCTCCCCGGCCCCACCTTATGACTTAACAACCAGCATCCTGGATTAGCTCCCCACCTGTTTTTGTATTTAAGCTCTGGCCCATTTTTAGATTTAAGTCCATATACATAAGGCGTTGGTTTGGGCGGCTCAATTCTGAAACTATGTGTGTGACCACTCAGCGACACATCAGCACATTCCCATTCAGCAACCAGCCGTTCCAGTTTATTGGCTTCAGCACCGGCAGTTCTTCCACCGCCATATCCGTGACGAGCATAGATAGTAATAGTCTGTTGTGAAGCTTTACCTCGCTTAAAGTGCAACACTATTAAACACTCGTCGGTCAAATTCGTAAATCCCATCCTTTGACACATAGCCTCATGCACATTGATATTATTCCTTGTCTTCATTGATTTCTCGTGATTGCCATACATAGCTCCTAATACCAAGTGTTTAATAGGATCGAATAATTCGCAAAAATGGTTAAGCTCCTGGCCACAAATGTCACTTAATCTTTCTTTTACATTAGCGGCACTACCCTCAACAAACCAATCGGCTAATTCGGCAAAATCAAATCTCTTGTCACCACTTGCATTGATACTATTTGTATTGTCTCCACCGAAAAACACACGCACATGACGATTAGGCATTTTAGATCGGCGAATTATTTCAATGATTTGTTTTTTAACAGCTTTTTCATCACAGTTGAATTTTCCTACATGTAAGTCGAAGAAAGGGAAAATTTCAACCCGGTCTGATCGTGATTTACAATTGATAGTGTGTTCAAGTATAAAAATGGTTTTATCCTCTCAAATATGTTTCCAATTTCTTTTTATTAATATTGCATTAACAGTAGTAAAACAAACACTGTAAATCTTGGCTATTTTTCTTTGTGAAAACAAACCGGTTTTATATTTGCATATTATTTCTTTCACATTCTGTTTTGTTAATTTAGCAGAAGTCAGGTATTACTTTCATATTCGTAATCCTTCAACCTGAAAAACACTCAAACCATCTATCTCTCTTACACCATTTCGTATAGCTTTATTAACAGATGGATTATCCAGGACAAGATACTCTCTTGAAACTTTACCAACATCTACAACTTCAAACGTCCACCGTTTTGCTACCGTAGTAACCTTACTGACTTCCGCTTTAGGTTGTATAATCTCATGTGTCACATGTCCTTTTTTTGCGTGTGCTGCCTGGATTTTCTCTCTTCGTTCCAGTTCTTTTGCCGCTTTCTCCTCTTGTAAGTAACGAAAATCCATAACCTTATTCCGCACTATTTTATCAGCCTCTACAAACGGCTTGCTCAAGACCTTAAATAAGGCATTAGCAGCTTTCAAACTGGCGTTAAGTGGTGCTGTAATTTCTTTCCTATTTGTTTCAATGGTTTTAATCACCTGTTTGATTTGTGTCAATGCTAAATAAGCATCTTCCTCCTGTTCTGTCGTTGTCACCTGAATTGCCTCAGCTTGTTGTGACATTAAAGCGGCGTCGCTTTCAGCCTTTTGAATAACCTCAACAGGGACTATGGAATTATTAATCTTCTTGGCCATTATGTCACACCTCACTTTCAATTAAATTTCATTCGCTTTTTCAAATGTCGCTCTGAATATCTCCGGCAGCAAATCCATTTTTGCCCCCTTCCCGACAAAAATAATCGGTATCCCATACTTAGCGGCTATGTCCGCCGTCCAGTAGTGTATTGATTTAGATGTCAGCCTCGCCCTACCTTTGCTCTTTCTCTTTATATGTGCCAACGCACGACTGATAGTCAATGTACTCAAAGTATCCTCTACAATGATAACCTTAACCGGATATTGACTCAGGCGTTTCAGAAACCTCTCAAATGTTGGCCTATATCCATTGGCCAAATCATTTAGCAATTCAATCAAGCCGCTCTTTTTTTCAATAGCGATAATTTTCTCGAAACCTTTGATTGTATAATCTCCTGTGATCAATCGTTTCTTTTCAATTTTATACGGCAGATTCCATGCCTTTTTCTCACGATCATCGACAAGAACAGTGAATGATTTTGGAATTTTTTTGGGTTTTAAGTATTGCATTGTTGATCTTTCGGTTCTGTATTTTCGTGAATATTACCAGTTACCTCGCCTTGAAAACATCCTTCAAAACAACATCTGTGTTTACTCCACACGACAACGCTGTGTGTTGTAGTATCTTCGCCTTTGAAAACCATTGCGTCGTGCCATTTCATTACATCCCCCTCGAATATCTTAACCCCGTTCGCGTCCTTCCGGTCGGTGTACTGACCCCACCATTTGTAATTATCCCAATTGCATATCACAGGCATGTTTTTGGGATAGTTATACATGCCGCCGCAGGCAAGTTGTTTCAGTGTAAAGAACTCCCATTGCTCATCGGATATGTTCCACGCTCTAAATTTTGTTTCTCTCATTCTGAATATGTTCCGCGATCTAAATTTTGTTTCTCTCATTCTGAATCTCCCAGCTCATCTTCAGCCCAATCATCGGTATAAATATCATAACAACCGTGCCATATCAAACACTGCTCGCACAATATTTTTCCACATACAGGGCATTCGATAAGATGGCCAAATGATGTTGGTTGGCCACATATTTCACAATCTTCCGATGGCCCGTATCTGTCCATGTTTTGCTCCTTATACTCTTTATGCTCTCACATCTCAACTCTATAAACCACCATACCACAACTTAATTAAATGTCAAGGGAAAAATAATTAAATTTTCAAATTTTTAATGTCTTTTTTTCTGTCCATGATGTTGTTGTTCTTTCCACGTCTACCCTAAATTTTAAACCAACCTTCATTAATAATGGTATTTTTCCCATAGCGGCTATTGTATCTATACAAAATTGTTTTTCATCTTTCTTAATGTGTCTCTCTACTTGGCACTCATCATAAACAGGTAAGATGATTTGTGCATCTGGATATTTTCTTTCGTATAATTCGTTTACTTGTAAAAGACATTCTTTATAGGCTTGTGCACAACCTCCTTGTACTATAGCATTAACCGCCTTATATGACTGCCCCATTGGAACATGATACCTTCTACCAAAGTAATCCAGGACATAACCATAAGACCTTAACTCATCTTCTAACCTTGATTGAAATTCACGTATAAAAGGAAATTCGTTGTGATAAATCTTCATCTCCTCTTTGGCCTGTTCGATACTTATATTTTGAGAAACGGCCATTACTCTAATACCCAATCCGTATATTACACCGAAGTTCTGATTCTTAACAACCTTTCTTTTGTCAGGTCTACCAAGTAAATTGGCCATGTGTTGATGAAGATCGGCTCCATCCAAATATGCCTGAACCAAATCGTCAGCCCCAGCATAACTAAAATACATCGCAAATTCCTGTTGACTTATATCAAAGTAATACACGGCTTTGCCATTACGAGGGACAAAGCAATCCCGTACGTGATTCTGTCTTCCTCTTTGCTTTACATCCTGGTTAGGAATATTCAACAGGTTAGGATCGCGACTGGCAGGTCTTCCAGTTCTGCTGTCAGTTGGATTAATAGTTGTATAGACCGTCCCTACTGTCCTCTCAGCCTGTTCGGTTAACGGTTTCAAATAGGTATTGGCGATTTTACTGTATGCTCTAAAATCCAGCAACACCTTAATGAATCGTTCCGCTCTCTTCGGTACACCATCTCTGACAGCTTGGTTTAGTATATCAACACTGGTGGTCTCTTTCCCTTTATTTTTAAGTTGTTTTCCTTTAACGCCTAAAAACTTCAACGCTTCTAAAATCTTTTTCGGACCAAGTGTAAAATCAGGCGGGGATAATTCATCCAGTATCCTCCTTTTTAATTTAATCTTTGGCTGTAATTTATTCAATTCATCTCGTCCCCGCCTTGTGTCAAATCCCATTCCTATTTCTTCAATTTTTGTAACAATATGAGTAATGGCCATCTCACGATCAAATATATCCGCATATTCATCAGCCATATAGGGCGATAATTTTTGAAACAATTGCCAAACCATAAACACATCTGTCTGACTGTATCCACCGATCATTTTATCCGGCAGAAAAGAATAATTCACATACTCTTTATCTGGCCCAGTCCAAGCGAGATTCCATTCATCTTTCCTCTTACTCCATTGCCGTTTCAATTTGGTCAATTCTTTCTTTAAGTCAACCTCCCAATCACTCAGCCCCGGACAAATAAACTCACTTAACGCCTGGAGACTATGGCTTCTCCTTCTGTCCCAATATATCCTACTCATCGTCAAAGTACATAGTTGCGTCCCATTGACTTCGATTCCATTCGTTTTACATACTCGTAAATCGTATTTTGAATTGTGCCACACCTTCATGCAATCTGAGGCAAACACATCCATACAGGCTTTATACAGATCAGTCCCATACCTCCCCCACACTAATACTAAACGACCACGATAAGGAAAGGCTAACGACAGGCCAAATGGAAATGGATTTTCTACAATTCTATCATAGTCATCATGTAGAATAGATGGAGTATGAAATAATAAACCAGTTGTCTCGGTATCACAACAAACAATTTCTTTTTTTCTACGTAGTAACAATCTTGAATCTTTATCGTACTTCCAGATTCGTTTGGCCTTTTGATGTTGTTCTAAAATATTTTGATAATTACTCATTGTCGCTGTTTCTTTCAGCTATCTTCCTTTCGTGTTTTAGGCTCTGCTTTAATGTTCTCAAACAATTTTTCTCCTATTTGTAAGGCCTTAGTACTGTCAAATACACCTTTAGGCGTTTCGCTCCAACATATTGAAGCTGCACCAATAGCCTCCATAATCAAACTCTTCCAATCATTTAAGACATCAAGATGTACGCCATACCACCCCTCTCTTTTGTTGCTGGCAAGTTCAAAGGCGCCCAAACAACTTTCCATGAATTCGGCAAGCAAAAAGTCTGGGGTGTTGGAGTCGTTTTCCCTACTAAGACAATTGATCACGTCCGCTATCTTTTTTTTCAAATCTGACTCTGACATGTTTCTGCTCCTTAAAATAAAGTTAGTTTTCCACAATTTCAGTGGCATTTCAAGGCTGTAGTTCTGTAATCATCACTTTTACACTTCATTTCCGCAACTATTTCATCCCAACTCCAGGGCTGATACCCATGACAATCCACCCCTATGTCAAATGATTTTCCAATTCCCTCCAATCTACAATGTGAATGTCCGAATAAATGCCAAGAATTATAATGACTACATTCCCAAACTCTCATTGCATAATGACACACAATAATCAATTGACCTTCAATCCGCTTTCTCCATATATAACGACCAGACCCTGATTGCCAGTGATCGTGACTACCTACAAGCATGACATGATTGCCATTTAACCTATTAATATACTTCTTATAGACATCTTCCTTTTTATTCAACAAGCAAAAGTCTCCCGCGTGTACAGTTATATCATTCTTATCCACTATAGAGTTATGATTAGAGATTAAACATTCATCCATATCCTCTATAGAACCAAACGGCCTGTCGCTATATTTAATTATCTTAACGTGACCGTAATGTTCATCGGCAGTAAACCAGTACATTATTTTCCTTCCGTTTTTTCTGTTCTTTCCTCTTCAAAAAGCAAAATCGCCAGCAACGAATAAACAGCATTATCCATTAACGTATCCACCACGCTTTCCTCTTTAATTTCCAACTTACCTTGCTGACAGAAACTTTCCAATCTGCTCCATTTGTCGCTTAGTCTAACCAATACTCCCCGCCAAGGCTCAATTCCCTGCGCCCTACATTTATAGAAATTCCTCAATGGATTCCCTTTACCTGCATAATCATGGTTTTTACGGCTGTGCAAATCCGCCATTTTAACTAATAATTTATAAAACCCTGGATGGCCGTAAAAATCAATCTTTTCTAAAGCGGCGATAATTTCCTGAACAATTGGTTTATTATCTTTTTGATCTTTCCCTTGCTTACTCAAATACAAATCAAGTGCAGCCTCAGCCTCACTTTTACAACAAAAAGTAAAACAATTTTTAGTAGTTTCTCCAACTACGTTGATGTGTTCTTTAGTGTCTATATATGCAACACCATCAGCCACAGTCCAATATTCTGTATTATCATCTGTCTTACGCACTCTAAATTCACACATTTTCTAATCTCCAAATACACTACACCCATGCCAAGGTTCAAATCTTATAATTCTGTCCATAGAAGGAAATCCCCCTCTAAACCTTATACACCTGTCGTCTAAAATAAAATCACTCGTTGGTTTACGTTTCCAAAATTTCAATTGCCTCACCTCCCATTTGGTCAACCCATGTTTTATCAACCATTTTTTCATTCTCCAATTGCCAAATAATTTCCAACTTCTTGCTGAATAAATAGACGGCACAATTCTCTTTGAATGAATCAGCATTTTCAACCACACAATAGCCCCTTCAACCGGTGGATCACCTATCTTTCTATGGCCTTGCCATCCACTCTTAAATGAATGAATAACACCGTCAAAATCAATTGCTATTGTAGCTTTTCTTTTGTGTTTCATTGTTCGTACCACGCTTTAATTACATTAATTACACTTCCAACTAATAAACATACAGACCCAAGAAGAAATAAAAGCGATACCGCTTTATTCATATCTACTCCTTTTTTCTCACTGTGGCTTTCATTTTTACTTCTTTTCTATAATACTAATTTCAACATCAACAAAACGATTTATAAAAATATCAGGATTAT